GTTTATAGAAAGATCATGGAATGATGCTTGGTCTCAAATGCAGTGGCATAGGAGGGGAGATTGAAAACAATTGTATTAGGACCACCAGGCACGGGTAAAACAACTACACTATTAAATGAAGTTGATAGATATTTAAAACAAACCGACCCTGATAAGATAGGTTATTTTTCTTTCACACAAAAAGCTGCACATGAAGCTAGAGATAGAGCCATGTCTAAATTTAATTTAAGTGAGAAAGATCTACCATACTTTAGAACATTGCACTCTCTTGCTTTTAGAAGACTTGGTATTAAGAAAGAAGATGTTTTACAACGTAGACACTATGAAGATCTAGGTAAGAAGACAGGTTATAGTTTAGATTACAATGAATATGATAACGAACACACAGGACTATTTACAACTAAAAGTGATTTATTACGTATTATACAATTAGCCAAACTACGTGGTATTACACCAGAACAACAATATAATTTAAAAGAACACACACAAGACATAGAGATAGGACAACTTAAACAGTTTGTATACGATCTCAATCAATACAAAAAAGAATACAATTTAATAGATTTTACAGACATGATTACAGAGTTTGTTAAATCAGATAAATCTCCAAAGTTTGATGTTGTATTTATAGACGAGGCACAAGATCTGTCATTATCCCAATGGGATATGGCAAGGTCAATATGGGATAAAACAGGGGATACTTTTATTGCTGGTGATGATGACCAGGCTATATTTAGATGGGCTGGTGCAGATGTAGATAGTTTTATAACACAAACGGGAAAGATAATGCAGTTGACACAGTCATACCGAATACCGCAGGTAATTCATGATGTGGCATCAAGCATAGTAAATAAGATACAAAACCGACTACCAAAAGAGTGGCGACCAAAAATACAAAGAGGATTGCTTTCATATTACGATGACTTTGAACAAGTTAACATGAAACAAGGAAACTGGCTAGTGTTAGCTAGGACTAGATTTATGTTAAATGAATTAGAAGAGCAGTTGTACTCCCGTGGATTGTATTATGAGAACAAATTTAAAACAAACAGAGAACAAGATTTGTACAAAGCGATAACAGACTGGGAAAATCTGCGTAGAGATGTGGATATAAACTATGAACAAGTTGAAAGAATATCTTCATACATGACTCAAAAACATTTTGAGAAACAGGCTCTTAAATACATGAACAAAGATGCAAACTATAAAATGTCTGGACTTAGAGAAAGAGGATGGTTGAAGACAGATAAAATTTGGTTTGAAGCATTTGATAGTGCACCTCAGAAAAAAGTAAGGTATATAAGACGTATGAGGGAAAACGGTGAGAAATTAAATTCTGCTCCAAGGATAATTCTATCTACAATACATGGAGTAAAAGGTGGTGAGCAAGATAACGTAGTTCTCTTGACTGATCTATCTAGAAACACACAAAGAAACTACGAAAACAATCCTGATGATGAGAATAGATTATTCTATGTCGGTGCGACTAGAACTAAAAATCATTTGCACGTCATCAGACCAAAGGACATATACAAAGGATATAAAATATGAAAACTGAAGACGCTTTGAAGTTAGCGCAAGAACTAGTTACAGGACCTAGAGCAAAAACCTACGGAGATAAAATAAGAAATCATGCAAACATTGGTAAAATGTGGTCAGCATATCTTGATAAAGAAATTACTGCACACGACGCAGCTGTAATGTTAGCTCTGTTAAAAGTAGCAAGAACTAAATTTGGTCAACCGACAGAGGACACCTATGTTGATGCAGCAGCTTACATGGCGATAGCTGGTGAGTGTAAACATGAAGATCAAGAAATAGAAGATTGGTTAGAGGGACATAAAAAATGGAAGAAAGAGAATGAAGACTCCTTTATTTAAACCACAAACAGAGTGGCTGCCTCCCACAGACTTTCCAAATCTAGATAAGTATGATGAGATAGCTATCGACTTGGAGACAAAGGATCCAAACCTAAACGAAAGAATGGGATCTGGATCTGTTGTAGGTGTGGGTGATGTGGTTGGTATATCATTGGCTACACACGATTGGTGTGCATATTATCCTATTGCACACGAGGGTGGTGGTAATATGGATCGTAAGATGGTTCTTAATTGGTTTCAAGACCAAATGAAAACAGACTCAACAAAAATATTTCACAATGCAATGTATGACGTATGCTGGTTAAGAAGATTAGGCATAAAGATACAAGGTCAGATCGTGGATACTATGATAGCTGCATCACTAGTGGACGAGAACAGATTTAGATATGATTTAAATGGTATATCAAGAGATTATCTTGGTAAAGGTAAAGACGAAACAGCGTTATATGAAGCTGCAAAGTCTTGGGGTGTAGATCCAAAAGCAGAGATGTACAAACTACCAGCCATGTACGTTGGAGCTTACGCGGAGCGTGACGCCCAACTCACATTGGAGTTGTGGCAAGAATTAAAAAAAGAAATTTTACACCAGGATATAGAAGCTATATTCGCTATGGAAACTAAATTGTTTCCTGTTCTTGTTGACATGAGATATCTTGGTGTGCGTGTAGACCAAGAAAAAGCAGCCATCGAAAAAGAAAGAATGGTTGAAGATGAAAAGAGATTATTAGGTGGTATATATGCAGAGACAGGGATAGATGTGCAGTTGTTTGCTGCAAGATCTATTGCAAAGATCTTTGATAAATTAGGACTACCATACGATAGAACAGCAAAGACACAGGCACCAAGCTTCACTAAAAACTTCTTAGCTAATCACCCACACAAGATTGTGCAGGCCATTGCAAAAGCAAGAGAGATTAACAAAGCACATACAACATTCATAGATACAATATTAAAACATTCTCACAAAGGTAGAATACATGCAGAGATAAACCAATTACGTGGTGATAGTGGTGGCACTGTAACAGGCAGGTTCAGTATGAACAATCCAAACTTACAGCAGATTCCAGCAAGAAACAAGGACCTCGGACCAAGGATCAGAAGTCTTTTTATTCCTGAGGAGGGCTGTAAGTGGGGCTGCTTTGATTATAATCAACAAGAGCCAAGACTATTAGTTCACTATGCATCATTACAAGGATTCTTTTCTGTAGAGGATGTTGTTGAAGCATATAAAAATGAGAATGCAGACTTCCATCAGATTGTAGCAGATATGGCTGGTATCGGTAGATTTCAAGCTAAAACAATTAATCTTGGTATGTTTTATGGTATGGGTAAGAATAAACTACAAGCAGAGCTTGGCGTAAATAAATTACAAGCCGAAGAATTATTTAAACAGTATCATGGTAAGGTGCCTTTTGTTAAACAGCTGATGAATGCTGTTATGGACAGAGCTCAGAGCGCTGGTAAAGTTAGAACGTTACTAGGTAGATTGTGTAGGTTTCATTTATGGGAGCCTAATCAGTTCGGTATCCACAAGCCTTTGCCTCACGATGCAGCACTCGCGGAGCACGGACCAGGGATCAGAAGAGCATACACTTACAAAGCTTTGAATAGATTAATACAGGGATCTGCAGCAGACATGACAAAACAGGCTATGATAGATCTTCATGCAGAGGGTATTATACCTCATCTACAGGTTCACGATGAACTAGATATTTCTGTGCAAAATAAGAAAGAAGCTGATAAGATAAAGCAAATCATGGAGTCAACAGTCACACTTGAAGTGCCTAACAAAGTAGATTATGAAGAGGGTGTTAACTGGGGCAACATAAAATGAGGATTTATTATGGCATACTTAAATGCAAACATACCGCCGGAATATGCACAGATAAGAAAGGAATATCTCTATGACCTTAAGAAACATCATGGAGAAGTTGAAGACTGCATTATCTTTGGTCTATCGGCTATTACAGGGCGTAGTATCCTTTTTCATTGTATTATGGAAAATGGAGCTATCTACTACCGTCTCCCGATATCTGCATTCATTCAAAGAGGCTTTAAGCCGGAAGAAGTTCCTAGACGTAGACTTGACGAGCTACAGCTTTGGAATTGCTTTAGTTATTATCCTGCTGTGCATTCTTGGGATATTTTAGAAGCACAAGCCGGTAAATACATAGGAAAAGACAAGAAATGGCACCATGGTAAATACTTATTTACGGTTGACTTTGCCCACCCTGAAAGTAATATCTTAGATACGGATCATTCAGAGATACCGCACGAGCACAAATGTGCTCACATCATAGCCCTTGATGATGGGAACTATGCAGCACAACCTAACAATAGGTGTATATGGGATATCCCATCATTCACTGTTAAAAATAATGTGCCTGATTGGAAAGTGCAAACGTCTGAATGGAACGTAGAGAATACAAGTCAATGGAGAACAGAAGATACTGATAAGTTCTTCTACGAAATTGAGGAGAAAAAACATGA